CCTGCTTCATAAACAGCTAAAAGAGCCGCACCTCCAGTTCCTGATGAGTTAATTGAATAGGTTGCGTCATCTGCTAAAGTGATAGAAGAAGTGCCTGTCAAAACACTAATATTTGCTCCGCCTGTTGTTATGTTCCCATCATTTTCAATATTCAGTACCTCAGTACCATTAATCTCAAAAAGATATTCACCACCACTAGCAGCCATAAGTTTCATACTTGTACCATCACCACGAATGTGAACTGTGTTGTTGCTTACTTGGTTTGCTCCTGCTCCGCCTGTGCCTAATTGGATTCTTGCGTCAGTACCTCCATTTAAAAATAAATTATTGCCTGATATACGCAGTCTTTCTGCTATAGCTCCACTTGTTTTTTGAGTTTGAAACTGTATATGACCAGCATCAGTCGCACCATCAGTTTTAGCGTTAATTGCTGCTAAAGCATCGTTAGCATGATTAAATGAAAGCTGCCCTATAAATTCGTCTGTTCCTGCTGTTGGGTTTGTAAGCATCAAATCAGGTCCAGTTGTTGCTCCTGCGTCACTTATTTCTACTGTTTTTCCGAAACCTTGATTACTTGCTGGACTTGAAGTTCCTATTCCAATATTTTCAGAGCTATCAATAGTTATTGCAGTAGCATTACTGTTGTCTACTATTCCGGGAGTACTTGATAATTCTACTGGTACTTTAGTTGTCATTTATATCTCCTAAAAATATGTTCTATCATCTGACATATATTTTGGTTGTGGATTTATCAGATTAGACTTCATTTGCTTCATGCCTTTTTTATAATCTTCTAATGCAAAAGCAGCTTGTTGAGGACTTTCTTTAAACTGCCAAACATAATATCTAGCTCTAGCTGTTATCACATTTGCATATTGGTCTGGTAAAACTATAGTGTCACTAAACGCTGATAGTTCTGTAGGCTTGTTGTAGCCATAAAAATGTACGTTGTAAACTTTGTCAGGTATAGGACTTAGCCCAAACTTTCTATGGTCTGGACTACGTATTACATAAACAGGCTCTCCATAAGCTTGAGTTGATGCATCATCACTATTCTCACTATCTCTGTAATACCTAGTCCACTCATCTAATGTTAAAAATCTTAACCCTTTTGAAACAAACGGTGCTGATTCTCCAGAAACACTAATAGTTGTGATGTAAAAATCATCCCAATCTATTGATGCAAAGTCTGAAGTAATATCACTACTACCATCTTTTAACAGATACCATCTAGTACCTGCAGTAGTTGCTACAGTTGTATTACCATAAAAAGGGTCTGTCTCACCACTAGCACCTGCCGAAAAGAAAGGTAACTGTGGTTCTTCATTAGCAATATCGTTTATAGATTTGTTAATAGAATTTTTGACAAACGCTTGTATGCCTGTAGCGTCTCCAAAGTTTGATGAAGTTAAGACAACTTCATTCAACTCTCTGAGGACATCATTCGTCAGAGTTAAAAATGTTTTAGCCATTATTTACTATGTATTTTTTGGATTGCAAAAGAAGCTTTTTTACTAGCTCCTTTATGAGGCTTATAACCGCCTTTTGGGTCTTTCATTAGTTTGTAGCCTTTACCAGACTTCATCCAATGATAACCTTTTGGTGCATCTACTTTCATGTTTAGTTAGGTTTTTGAACTTCCATAGCACCACCCATAGCCATGCCAATTCTATCCATATTTTTGTGTGGTCCGCCATGAGTTTTCTTTTTCCTTTTCATGCCATACATTCCACCACCTTCCATAGGTGTTCTACCATACATCATTTTTTTTCTTTTCTTTTCCATTGGTTTGTGTCCAGCCATTATTTTTCTCCTTTGTTTTCTTCGTATTTAAATCTCATAGTGTTGTAACCCACCATTTCTTTACACATCTCTTCTTTTGAATGAATAGAATCGTAATAAGAAATATTACCGCTAGGCTTTGGATTACCTTGTAAGTTTTGTTCGTTGTGTTTCATAATCTCTCCTTAAAAAAGGAGGAGTCCGAAGACTCCCCCAGTTTTATTAGTCTACTGTGTAGAAAGCTGATACTAAAGCTTCAGGTCTTAAAACTTTAGCTCCGTATACATGCAATCCTCTTACGATATCACCGAAAGAACTAGGGTCTCTTAAAACCTCAGTTGAGATGATAGTTTGAGCAGTTGCAGTAGAAGAAATGTGACCAGCAAGAATCTTACCAGTAGCTGTACTAGCAGCAGCAACGTTGTTAGATTTGTACATGTCAAATCCTCTTAGTTTACCACTAGATACAAGACCATTTCTTATAGAGCCTTGACCTGCGTTAAAGTCTACGCTTAGAAGCTTAGAACCAGATTGTGCAAGTTCATTGTAGAATGAAGGCGGTGCAACGAACCATCTTCCTTCTTCAGGAACGCTTTGCTCATCTAGTAGCTTAGCCATGAATGACATCACGTCTAATGGGTCAGTTCCAGTACCATCAGAACCTAAAAGGTCGATAGAGTTAGAACCACCTTGATGCTGACCCATAGTTTGAGTAGCAGCAGCAGCATCAGCACCTAAAGCATGGTCAGGTGAAGATGTAGAAACTCCAGAGAACATAGAAGCTATAACAGCAGCATCATATGAATCTCTCAATGCATATGCAGCAGATGAAGTAGCAACTTCTTTGAAGTTAACGTGTGACATGTTAGTTTCAATATCATCTACGATGAATTTGAAAGCCTTTGCACTATCTACAACCAAAGTTAACTCTTGGTCAGTAAGTTTAGTAGCAGTAGTGTCAGAACCTCTTGTGTAATCAGAAACTGAAATCACAGGTTCTTTAATAATCCTAACTGAGTCTCCGAAAGCAGCAATCTCACCGGCATAGTCGGTGTTAGTAATAGCTTCAACTACCGAGGCTTTTCTGAAAAAGTTTAATACCTTTTTCGAGTAAATTTTAGGTAGGAAAAAACTATTGGTCTGTCCACTTACGGAGTTAGCAAAGTTAGCATCAGTATCAGTACTTGGTTCAAAAAATTGAGCCATGATAATACTCCTTTGTGTTTATAGTTTATTTAACGATTCTACCTTGTTGCATGGCTTCGCTGATTTCACTTTCGTATTTATCAAACTCATCCATACTCATGGCAGCAATCTCCCTTTCCGACCAAACCTTTTCTGATTTAGGTTCTACAGCAGTTGTTTTTGTAGATACCATATCAGCAGCCGATTCAGTCTTAGAAGATGACTTAGTTTCTTTTTTAGGAACATCAATACCTAAATCACGTTTAAATAAATCTATAGCTCTACTGGCTAAGTCGGCATCGTCAGTATTATCATATATCCAACTTTGGATAGATGATGGCTGTTCTTTAGCCCACTTATGAAAATCATCACTGTTTCTAACATCGTCAAAATCAGGATGTCTTTCTCTTAACCTTTTTTCAGCTTCTTGTTGAGATATTTCTTGCTCTCTTTCTTGGAGTTTACTAAGACGTTCTTCTAGAACTTTTGCCTTAGATTCGCTTTGCATATGAGCAACTGTTTCTACAACTTCAAAAACATCAGGATATTTTGTTTTAAACTGTTCAAGTTCTTCTGCAGTTTTCGGAGCTTTATATTCAGGCACTGCCTGTCTAATTAACTCTTCTTCTCTTTTCTTAAACTCATTAAGTTTAGTATCATAATGTCTTTTTAGGTCATCGTAGCGTTTTTTATAATCTGGTTTTTTATAAGGTTCATCCTTAGGTGCATCCAAATTATCCACTTCTACGTTGCCTTCTTGCTCTGCTTCGTTAACATTGTTTGATTTGAATAATTTATTCTTCTCAGACGGGTCTTCAAAATAAAGCTGTTCTGCTGATTTAAAAGGTTCATCAGTACCTTCGTGCCAAGATTTTTTTAAATTATAAGGATTGGCTTGTTCCTCATTTGAGACTTGTTCAGTCATTTTCTTACCTCCTACTCAGGGCTTCATTAACAAGGTAGCTGCGGTGTGCACTTGCAGGGCTTGTCTTGTAAAGGTAGCCTTTCAAAGTTGATTTAATGTAAAGTGCCGATTACTCGGGTAGCTTTACTCCTATTGCATACGAGGGTTTGTACCTCTCATATCTTGGATAGTTTTCTCGTCTTGCATGACTTCTTCCTCATCCGCCATTTGAGTTGGGTCAGCAAATCTACGAGTTGTAGTCGTAGTTTCACTTAACACTCCCCCTTCCTGCATTCCTCGTCTTTTATCTGCAGCAGCTTCAGCTTCTTTCATCATAGACATTAATTTGTCTACTCCGATTTGCTCTGTAGCTTTTGCAGTAAAAACGAACTCTCCATCCGATAACCTTGCGGGTATCGAATCAGAAACTCCTGTGCCCGGTCCTTCTACTGGACCAGCACCTGTAAATTCTGAAGCAACTTCTATAACTTTGTCGAATATTTCGCTAAGCTTGTCGTTGTCTTTTAATTGTTCTACTAAAAAATCCTCTTCTTCAGGATTTAATGCTTCGTTAATAATGAAGTCTAAATAGTCCTCTTCCATTTCTTCATCAGGGACTTGTTGTTTTTCCATGAGCATTTTCATTTGCTCATCTTCATCCATTACACCACCTTTTTCTTTTTTATTTCTTTTAATATTTTCAATTATGTTTTCAGCACCTTTATCTTCTGCATCTCTTTCAGCTAAAAGTAAACGAAAATTTAAACCATCATATTTTTCTGCATTTTTTGTTAGTATTCCACCTCTACTTTCATCAAATATAGTTCCTGCACCTTTTTTATATAAAATATCATCAACATAATCATATCTAGTATAACCGGCTGCATTTTCTAAATTAGAATCAAAAATATTATCTGCTTTGTTTAATAAATCTGCTATTTTTAATGCTATTGGTGCTCCTTGATATTCAAGTATTTCTTCTGGGGTCATTCCAGCTACACCAGCATCTTGAAACATATCTACATATTCATCTTGTCTATCTACGTATTCATCTATTAATTTTTTTAATTCTTGTTCTTGTTTAGCTGCTTGTTTTGTAGTAGATTTAGAAAATATTTTTGATACTGCTTGTGATAATTTACCTGCTATTGCACCTAATACAAACTTTTCTCTTTCTTCCATGCTTTCTTCTATTGCTTCACCTCTAGCTTGTTCATAGTCTGATATTGTACCGTCTTTATCTAGGTCAGCTTTTTCAGGATTTTTTAATGAACCACCTTCTGCTTTAGAGTCTCTTTGCTCTATTTCCATAAATTCTTTTGGTAATTCAAATCTATAAGGTAAATCTGCATCCATATAGCCTTTATTTAACATATCAGCTAGTTGTTTATTAGTGTATTCACCTTTCATTTGTCTATTAACTTTTTGAATTGCATCAAAAGCTTTTCGACCTTCACCACTATCACCTAAACTTCTTTCAAGTCTACCAAATAACCCTACACCGCTATTAAAATATTCATCACCATATTCTTTAGCAAACTTTACTTCATCACCAATAATAGCATTTATTCTTTGCATAATTTCAGGTACAGGCTCACCATTACCACCAAAAACCATAGCCATTCTATCAGGGTCATTTTGTAACATACTTTTCATATTAGTTCTCTTTTCTAGTTAGTGCTTCTTTAACCTTCTGGGGCAGCTCTTCCAACATTACCAGAGAAGTTATCCTCCCCTGCAACCGGAACATTTCCGATTCCGATGTTGCCACCGCCAGTGCCTGTAACTCCAACATCTTGCGGTCCTTGAGGTACTCCTTGAAGTCCTCCCATTGTGGGCTGTTGACTATTGGGTTCAGTCTCTTCGCCTGTTGCTTGTCCAACATTTTGCATTCCTATTATTTGTGCCATTATAGCTGCTTCTTCAGGGTCATTTAATATTTCCTCTGGGTCTAAGTCTAAACTATAAGCAAGTTCACTAACTAATTTAGAAATCTTAACAAACGGTGCGATAGCTGGACTTTGTGCAGTTTGTAAGAACATAGTAAGTCTTTGACTTCTAACTTCTTTTTGCATTAAGCTATTCGTACCAGTAGCTTTAACTTCTAAATCACCAACCACATCAATGTTACCTTCAAAGAACTGCATATTCCATTGGAAGTAAGATTCGCCTAGTGGCTTTAATAAAAAGTCATCAAGATTCTTAACGACTGTTTTTATATTTAAACTAGCAGCCCCTAATAACATAGACATACCTGATGCAGTTCTTGTCATACTTTGAACTCCTGTATGTCCATGAGAGTAACTAGGAATACCTGTTTGTTCATCCGCTAACTGTCTAAACCTATCAAACATCATCATGTTCTCAGGTGCAGTGTTTGGAAACTTCAATCCGTAAATAGATTGACCGGGCATTCCTGCTTGTCTCCTAAATATCTTGCCGGGATATATTTCCATATTTTGTCCACCGACAAGAGCAGACTCATCAACATCAAATACTAATGAACCTGCTAATGCTAGATTATCAATAGCCATTCTCGCATGACCATTCATAATTTGTTGAGAATCATCCATATTCTCTGCAACTCCAATACCAAAAAAATTATAAGGATTTCTTTCGTATGGAAAAGCGTTATAAGGTATTCTGTATGGAGTAAATGGATTAATTACTGCTCTTAGTAATTTATCACCACATATCCATGCATTAATCTGTACCTCATCTAAATCATCAATGCTATCATTTAAATCTATGCCTACTTCACGAGCATATTCAGCATCCATGATTCCCCAGTATTCTAAGACTTCAAAGTTAGAAGAGTATTCTTCTGCTCTTGCATCATCTTTTAACTGAGCTTCAAAATCTTTTTCTTCGTAGTTAGCACCTAATCTAATGCACTCACGAATAGCTTCTTTATCAAAGTAAGGCATATTACGTAGTTGCCTTAATTGACTTTTGTTCATTTTATGACGATGTATTATATATTCACACTCGTCAATGTTAGTTGCTGCAGGGTCAGGGTAAAAATCCCAGCAACTAACAAATTCTATTCTAGGAACTCTAACATCAACTGGTGAATATTCTCTTGCACCTTCTTCATTCATTGCCCAGTTATTTAATCTTTTATTAAAATTAAATGGACCTTTAATAATTCCAGTTCCTAATAATGCAGATTCTAATAATGCATTTCTTATTTCTGATGACCCATTAGATTCTTCTATTTGGTCATGAATAAGTTTTTCCATTCTTCTCGCAGACTTTTGTGCTGGAGATAATTCTAAGTCTTGTGGATTAGGACTTAAACCTTCTTTTAATCCTAACTGTTCTGCTTGGTCTTCTAAGCTATCTTCAAACATACCTGTGCCTAAAGTAGCTCCGGGTTTTAGCACTCTACCATCGCCTTCAAAACCAATATCATAAATACTTTCTACTGGCTCATCTTCTAATCTATTACCAATATTATCAGGTATGGTTGTTTCTAAACCGGGATTAGGATTCTGGGTATCTAAGTATGCGTGTTCTTTTTCACCTTCGGGTAGTTTAGTTTCTGCTATACCTATTGGAAATTTACCTGTACCAAAGATAACATCTACTAATTGTCCAAATGCTGCTAGAACTTTTGTCTTAGTTATCTTAACAAATATTCTAGACTTTTCTGATTCTCTAAATTTAACTGACTTAGCATATAGACCACGAAAGTTTTCGTATGCTTTTAACCAACGTCTTTCGTCTGAGTCTCTTGCAGTTTCTGATTGATAAAAACGAGACTGAATAATACCAACTAAATTTATACGTTGGTCTTCTTCTAATGTTAAATTTTTACCTGCTTCACCTTCTACTTCTTCGTAGATATTGTTAGCACTTAAAAATGTATTATCGTTCTCTGCCATTTATTAATATCCAAAAGTATTGTCAGCCGGTTGATACAATTCTGTTTTAATCTTTAACATTCTATCGTAAGGATGGTCCATCTTAGGTCGACTCATTATCATATAACGTAATGCATCATATGCGTGGTCAGCCGAATGTGTATCTACATCCTCCGGATTACTTTTTGATAAAGGCAAACTTTGTAGCTCTTTTATCAAGTTTGTACATGTATTAACAATTTGTAGTCTAGGTCTACCGGTATGTCCTGCTCTCAAATGTTCATGTATTTGTACTTTACCAGCTACTCTATTCTTATCTGCTCGTCTTAGTTTATGTCCTTTGTTAACTAAGATTTCACCGATAGTTGGTCCACTATATCCTGTTCTAGACCAAGCTGCTGTATCAAGTACACCACCTACGGATTTAACTTCATCTTCTTCCATTAAAGTTATCTTGTCAGCAAGTGCTTCCCCAGTCAGACCCTTTTCGTATAACTCTCTATATATGATGATGGTCTTGTCTTCAGGGTCAACTGCTGCCCATAAGCAACAACTTTCCGAAGCGTATCCATAGTCAATTCCTTTTACACGTTCCCACCAAGTTGGTATTTCAAATGGTGGTATAACATGTACACCCGGCTCAAACTCTGCGAATGCTGCTCCTTCAGAGATATCCCAGTTACCTTCCAGTAATTGCTTACGCTGTACTGGTGGTAATGAGTTAAGCATTCTCTCATATTCACCGTCTTCAGCAAGAAACGGATTATCCTGTAATCTTGCCGGAATAAACTTTCTTGTTAAACCATCAGAGCCTTTAAATGTTTTATTCTCTTCTGACGGGTCAACGTATCTTTTTTTGACCCATTGTGCTCCCACTCCTCCGGGGTTTGCAGTACAACGTAAATACGTTGGTAAGTTTGGGTCAGTTGTTCTTAACCTAGATGCTAGATAATTCCAACCAAACTCTGTTGGTAAATGTGTAATTTCATCAAAACCAATCCAACTATATGCTTGACCTTGATAACGATACACATCTGCATCTCGTTCCAAAAATCCAAATTCTATTTTAGCTCCACTAGGGAATTGCCATAGCTTTTCTACTTCTTTGAACTTAGCTCCTTTGAATGCTTTTGGATACAATTCACGAGACTTATCTATAAGTTCTCTAAGTTCTGGCATTGACCTTCTTAATATTAATGCTCTATGTGCACTAATGTGACAATACCTTAGTGGGTCAATAAGCATTGCAAAGCTTTTTCCCCCACCGGCTGCTCCCCCATATAAAACATCTTTTTCTGAAGCAGCTAAAAAATCTGTTTGTGGTCCATCGTTAGGCATAAATGCCACATGTGAACCTGTTTCATCTAAATGTTTTTGTATTTGTTCTGGAAGAACTTTAGTATCTTCCTTAGTTAAAACATTTGATGTTAAGGCTTTTTCTTCACCTTGTAATTCTTTTTTAACTTTTGCTAAACTTCTAGTTAGCTTTTTTACTTTGCTAGTTTTTTTATCTAGCTTCTTTTTAGCTTGTATAGCTAATTGAACATCAGACAATTCTGAGTTCTTAGGTCTGCCACCTTTTTTACGTGGAGTACCGTCTTTGTTAAGTATATAGCTCCCATCGGAGTTTGTCAAGTACTTTTCAGGATTTTTTTCCCAGTCTTTCATACTTCTTATCTACGTATTTTTTTAATCCCATACGAGACATTTTTTTACCTGTCTCTGCTTCTAACCAATCAACACCTATACCTAAACTAACTTCGCCTAAGAAAACAGACTCCGCTACTTCATTTAATACTTCTATGTCTTCTGGAATAGCTTTTAAATAACCATCTATTAGTCCATCATCTTCGTAACCAAAAGGTACAGTTGATGATTTTCTACGAACATAGTTATCTGGAACTAACTTCATATCTTTAACTTGTTTTTCTATATTGTCTTGTTTTTTTAGCAATTCGTTTTGGTTGTTTAGAGAACTGTTTACCTTTTTTTGTATCGGCTCTTTTCTTTCTCGTTGATGCTGCATACTCTTGTGGCGATAAGGCTTTGATAGCTTTTTCAGGTAAATAGCGTTCCCCAGTTTCCGAGGATTTTTTACCACTCTTAGTTCTCCACTTTTGCTTGGTCCAATCCTTTAAACTACGCTGACTTTTCTTTAATCCCATATTCTTTCTCTATTTTTATAAACTCATTCCAACGATAAAACTTTTTAGTGTACGAACTCCAAAACCAACCCTCATACTTATCTTTTTCCATGCTGTCTCCTAATAGCTTCTTTGCCTCGTTTAGCAATGTTTGCTTGTTCTTGTTTGCCTTGTACCTTGGCTCTTTGCTCAAGTACAGTAAGTATTTGAATTTTCCGAGCATATGGTTTTTTAATCTTTTTAACTTTTGCGACAGTAGCACGAGCATCAGCAGGTGTTGCATACTTGATACTGACTGTATCTTTTGGGTTCTCATCTGTATATAGTCTTCTATCGCTACCTTTAGGTTTTTTACCTGTTCCTACTTTTGGGTCTTTTTTTCTTCTTGTCATTTTTACCTGCTTTAGATAGTGCTATAGCTACAGCTTGTTTTTGAGGCTTACCCTCTTTTTTAAGCTTTCTAATGTTCTTTGAAATAGTTTTTTGACTACTTCCTTTTTTTAGTGGCATTTTTTTCTGTAATCGTATAAATTAAATTTACAACTATTTGCGACATAATAAAACCAAAAGTTAAACCAATAACAAAAGCAATAGTGTATAACGCTAATTCCATAATAAAATGAGCAGTTTTGCTTCGTACTCAGGAAATAAAATTAAGCAGCTTTGTCGTGCTTGACACCTCTATAAATCATCTGCTTGTTAGTTTTAACAGGCTTCTGACTTTTTTGAGGAGCTACTTTTGTACCTCTATAAGTAAACACATTCACCTCCAGTTTGCAATTAAATACAATGTACTTACGTACATCACCCATTGCGTTCCTTCGATATTTCTATCTACTTCCGGCTTTTACAAGCTGAACGAAAAATCCTTCTTGATTATGACACTCTAATTGTTGTTGTCGTATACGTTCTTGTAGCTCTGCAAAGTCTACTTGTTGTTCTTTAGGTCGAGCCATTATTTATAGCCACCGCCTTTAGCTTTATACTGTTTAGCCAACATCTGAGCTTTACGAGCAGACCATTGACCCGGTTTACCACCTTTACTACCTGCTTTAATCTTATTAAAAAGATTCTTACGCATAGTAGGCTTAGTATAGTTTCCAGCTTTATTTACTGTTGATTTACTTTTCTTTTTTGGCATTCTTGTCTCCAAATATTTTATCCCAGTTATCATTAAACTGTTCATCAGATACTTGTTTAGCTCTAGCTTTGTTACGAGCCATTCTGTTACGTTTAGCTGCGGATTTTACTCCAAAGTGTCCTGCGTGTGGCATATTACCATTTCACCTTATCTGCCCACCATGCTGCTGACATCTTGCCTTTAGCAATATTCTTAGCATGACGAGCTTTAAAAGACTTACGCTTAGCTTTCATTCTAGCAGACTCACCTTTTTTAGGAGCACCTGCTGTACCTTTTAGTGTACCTACCTTTTTACCCTGCTGACCAAACCTAATTGTTTTAATCTTGTCACCTTCTTTAGCAACAACAACATGCGACTTAGTTGGGTGCTTGGGAGTACGTTTAGGTTTATTGTAACCTGATACTCCAGCTTTAGCTAGTCTTGGGTCTTTCTTTTTAGTCATTAGTGTAATACCTCTGCACTATCTGCTTTATCTATATAATGCATTAAACCACCTTCAGTTACTATTTCAACAAACTCACCTACTAATATTAGGTTGTTGTATTTAGCAGCTTTTTCAGCTTCTTCCCAGTTTAGTGCAAGTATGTTTGGTCCTGCGTATATCTTACCATTATCTTCAACTTCTGTCAGATATATCTTCATAATCTTCCTCTGGCAATTCTATAGGTGCTTTATCGGGCATTAAAAAGATACCTGATGAGTTCACGCTATGATTAACATCTACCTTATCAACTTTAGAAACTCCAACTCTATCTAATAGTGTTTGAGCTGCTGCAAGTTTATTATTAGCTTGTACGATGGGTCTAGATGATTCCATAATCTCTACAAGCTTGAAGGCTGCCTTAGGTGCAGAATTTGCGAGTATCTCATTCGTGAGTTCAAGTATCTCATTCTTTAGAGACTTTACGACATGATGATAATGGCTAGAGTATCCAGCCAACTCGGCAGCCTGTTTAGCGTCTCCTTGTGTTTCTACTAGGTAGTCTAAAAAGGATTGCTGTTTTTCTGTTAGTTGCCTTTTAGTTTCATTAGCAACTGTTGGTAATATTGCCATTATCTTAGTATATAGTCGTAAATAAATTTGTCAAGTCTATTGACAAAATGGATTCTCAACACTATAATAACTTTAGTACCCCCCGGGGTACAATAGTATCCCCACAACAACCAACACCTTTTGAGTTGACCCCTTATGGGGTTTCAAAGACCCTTATAGAAAACCCCTCCTCTACACCTAAAATCCTTATATACTTTATAGCCCGACTGTAAACTAGAAAGTTACAGGGTTGAGGCTATCTGGTTGACATGGGTTTTTTGTAATTTTGTATGAGTATTATATATATATGGGTAGAGGGTACACTGGCGACCTGCCTAGCCCTCAAGAGTTTTTATAAATCTTCGCCAGTATGCAGAACCAAGCTAAGAGAACCATAGAAACTTTGTAGTCTTTATGCGACCTACAGGAGCTAGAAGTTCTTCCTAGTACTTGGCAATCTCTACATCTTAGAAGAAACTTTTTAGACTTTAAAGTAACCACTTATGGCAACTAAGAACTTCTAACTCCTCCTTCACTTCGTATCTCCAGCAAACCAAAGTAGGGGCTATGGTCCTCTTAGCTACTTAGAAAAAACTTGTAATTTTCCTAGTTTACAATTCTCATAAGATTTTAAAGTCTTATATGTCACCAAGTTTTGGTTCTGCATTTTCCCTCTACCCATATCATCCCAATGCTGACAGATTAACGACCTTTGTTGAATTGGTTATTTTCTTTTGGACTCATCTAGTTCAGAAGCACATTACATCTTCCTCGGTCAGTTCAATTTTCATGCCAACCTATCGACATCCTTCTTTAAGCTTCTTTTCTGCAACTTAACCTTTACCTCCGCAGATTACAGAGTAAGACTTTTCATACCATTGCCATACTTTAGGATTTGTATAATCTATAAATACTATCCGATTTAATTACAACTAGACTACCAGAGCCATAAAAACTATAAAGGGTTTCACAAGCTACTAAATTCTAAGCTCGAAGACTCGCTAAGACTTTAGTGCCCTTTACAGTTCTTATTAGACTCTGCTAGTAAGTTTACATTAAACACGGAGTATTTATGATTATACATCTAAACTATGACAATGATGAAACTTACTACTGTATCTACGAAGGACAGGCTAAGCTTCTCATTGAAAAGAAGTTTAATGAAGGACTTACTCTGGTTGGATTCAAGATTAAATCTGACCATGAGAAAGATGGTAATGTACATTCTAATTTAGATGAGTACATTAGAAACTTAACCAATTCAGTCAAAGGAGGTTAATATGACAGATTGGGATAAAATCGCAGAGGAAAAGTCTGCAAAACCGGCAACTTGGGGACAAGTTAATAAAATGGCTTATGAGTTTGCAATACAGAAAAATTGCAAGTTTCATTATAAACAGCTAAGAGGGCACTTCGCTACATACTTTGGTCTTACTGAAGATTCAAAGCCGAAGCAGAAGCAATACTTAGTTGCTCATAAGTTGGTTAAATTAGCATTGGCTAAAAAGCCACTTCCTAAGAAGCATGAGACTGCAATTCTCAAGTACTTGGAATCTCTTCAAGACACTGTAGTCTAACCTAAAGACTCCCAAGTTAAATTAATAACTTAGCTTGGGAGTTTTTTTATGCTCAGATTTATTTTTATAAGGACACTAAAGTGGCTTTTTTTTGACTCTTGGTGCTAGTCAGCTCACCAAGTTAAATCTTCGAGAGAGTTTAAAATTTGAGTGTAGAGTTGAGGCAAGGAATTTAAAAACTATGGCGAGTGTTGAGGCAATAAAACTAAAAAAGGTACATAAAATTAAACTGTACCTTAAATTTAACTGTACCTTTAAACTATTTTTAACTGTACCTTTTTCTGTACCTTTGTATAAAATATCTGTACCTTTAATTAAATTTAAACAATCATAAAATATTTATTAATAATTATTAAAATTATTATTCTAAATTTGGGGTTGACAAGGGTGGTAGACTGTTCCCAGAAGTTTTCCCTGAGAACTTTTAAAGTTTATTTTTTTAACTACGGAGAAACTATGAAAAATTTAAAACTTACCAAAGCACAGAGGGTAGCCAATAAAAAACTGGCTGATGAGTATAGAGCTGAGATTGCTAAATGCCCTATTGATTTTACCAGCGAGGTAGAGGCGATAGACTATTTAGAATCTAGAGGTTATCGATATTCGGAAGCTATGAATTTTAAATACGAAAAGCATATCGTGTATCGTAAAAGATTTAAAAGGGCTTTACTTAAAACTACTTTCAAATACTTATCGACTTATTCAATGGATAAGGGTAGAGTGTATGAGGTTACAATATTTTAATTAATTAAACTATGGAGATATATTATGTTTAAAACACACAAAGTTAAATTTATAGATTTTTATTCAAAAAGTAATAATGGTTCTTACAGTTGGTTTGAGAACTTTCCAATTCAAGATTGGAAAGACCAAGAACTACTTGATTACTTTTGGGAGATTACTAAAGTTCAAAGTGAACTAAAACCAAACCCTGTACCCTATCGTGACTTAGTAAATTTAATAGTTGAAATAGACAGGAGAGGGCTAGTTAATAGTCAACAACATATTAAAAATAAATAAATAATCTTTAAAGACTATTTAAGATTATTATTCTAAGTTTGGGGTTGACAGGGGTGGTAAACTGTTCGCAGACATTGAGGGTTGATAGATTTTTTAACCTTTAAAAATTTCTTAATAGTGCAATTAATAACCGAGAAGCACTCTAAAAAATAAAGGGATATATTTTTAACTAGACTAGAAGTTGTTTTCTTATCCTTTGACTGAGCAACTTCTAGTCGCAATATGGAGTAATTATGCAGAAAAAAGCATATAAAACTAAACATGATTATGATGATTACATAGTCATTGAGAAGGGCACAACGCATAGCTTATTGGCTATGTATTTGATAGATAGAGGTGTGGCTACTACAAGAGCTAATGATTTAGCGTTAGCTATAAAATATTGTTGGGGGGCTATCACTCCTCTAGATGATAGGAACTTGAAAGTGTGTTCAGAGCTTCTGCCTGAAATGTTTACACTAGCTAAGTTCTATAATGATGTTTATGGTGATGGTACTTTTCCATTCCATAGATTTGTTAAAACTATTAAGGAGGTAGAGCATAATGATTAAACATTACTTGGAAGAGGTTCTTGATGGTATCTTAGAAGATGATTTGAGTCTGAGATATACCATTGAGTGTGAGGATATTGTGTTAACAGAGCCGACTAGAGATACTAGTCTGTGTCATGGTTCAGTTCCTATTGAGTGTTCTGATGGTGTTAAGTATGAATATTCTGGAGTGAATCAAACTGATGAATCTTACATATATATTCTCAGAGGCAATGATAGGATAGGGTGGCTATATTGGATAGCTAGTAATGATGGTGTAGAAAGATTATCCGATTGGACTGTTGCACTAGAAAAACTATTTAATATTCATTCTCATGCAGACAACTGGGAAGATAGATACGAACAACTTTAATGGAGGTAAATAATGATAATACTTGATGACTTAAAAGATATAAATGCGGTTTATGGCATTTTAGAAAAAATAGGTAGTGAAGTGAATAATTACTATTGGCATAATAATTCAGAGGTTGACTATGAAAGGGCAGGTGAGTTGCACAAATTAGAAAAACATTTGATTGAACGTGGCTACATTGATAGTGATTATGATTTGGCTCAACTTACTTATAAGTTTCTTGACTTATATCCGCAGTCCATCACAGCACGAGAAAATAATAGACAGTATCATGAAGTTCTAAACAAACTTGATGATAGAGTCAAAAGAGAATTGTTATATTATATTCGCATGACGGAAAAAGATACTGGAGAAAGACTGGATAAATCAGTCAAGTTTAATATGGCTTTAGATTGTTTATTAGAACAATATGAATCTTCTGAAGAGGTAGATGATGAATGAAATTAAAGTAACTAAAAAGAACTATTATGGTACAGACTTTTATTACCCCCATAATCCTCAAGCTGAGTTTATCAGAGAGTGTGGTGGTGGTAAGACTATACCGCTTAGAATTTTAAAGTTAGCTAAAGTAGCAGGTTATACTGTAACTTTAGTTGATGAAGAATTTGAATAAAGGTTTGACAGTACCTCTAGGTGAAAACTGTTGTGTTTTTCATAGGTGGTTAGTGTTTAACTCCGTAGGCATTAACCACCGCACTAAACTATACGGAATGGAGATACTATATTATGGCTATACCAAATATAGAAAAAATAAAAAAGGGCACTCACTTACGAGTTAACAATGGACTGGGCGAATGTAATGCTTATGCATTAGAGTCTATCAAGCAAGGTAAAGGATTCAAACAAACTTTGCTTGTTGATATGAAGGCTAGTGAAGTTGGTTTCTTTGATGAGATGGGTAGTATTTATGTAACAGATATAGTGAGGGTTGTTGATGAAAGTTAAAACTCTTTTAGAGATACAAAAAGCTGTTCAAGATAAAAATCTTCCTGCTGATATTGAAGATGAGTTAAATAGGTTTTACGAGTATAATCGCAACAGTGATGTTTTTCTTTACTGGTCAAGAAGTAAAAGCGAGTGGGTAAGCATATTTGATATGGATATTATCCATGTAATACGAGCATTAAACCACGAGAGCCAAATAGAACTTGAAAAGTATAAAGAAAAATTAACTGGAAAGTTGATTGACTACATCAAGGATTATAACTTTGATAGTTAGATTTTATAACGCTTACGAATTACGCAATGTACCCGCAGGACATAGATACTTTCGTGTGGGTACAGTTGGTTATAAGTGGGTAAAGATTAAGGAATCTCATGCTCCACATTGGAAAAGAATATCTTTGAAGAAGTGGCAAGAGATACAACAACTAAAAACTTTTAAAATTATTAGAGAGGACTAATGGAAACACTAGAAACTATTAAAAAAACTGACTGCTACAATGAAAGAAAAGCATATAGTAAGGCAAACCCAGATGACAAAAGACATAATGAGTTTACTGACCTTATAGATGATTTCATTGAAGTAGCTTTACACATGAAACACATTCACGATATGAATATTAAACGTGAAAGAGGTAAACTTGAATTTGATAGTTATGTACAAATTTATGGTTTGGATTATCAGGATACTGGAGTTATGCAAAAACAGAAGACAGGCACTTTTATAAATTGGGAAGATGAATCAAAAAGGGCTTACGGTCTTTCTTATGGAAGGTTTTTCAGAGATGTATTTCATGCAATCTTTGAAGGCAACATTTCGCATGACGAAATAGTACCCATGATTGAAGAAAGAGATATGTGGTGGAACTGTTAAAGGAGGTAATATGATATATATAGACGAACAAGCTATCGAAGAAGGAGTTAAAGCTAAAGAAATACTAAGTGAAACAGAGGATATTATCTACGACTTATGTGACTTAGATTACGAACAAGGCGAGATGAAACTTCGAGAAGGAGTTACAGTTGAAGACTTCATAAGTGGTATAAGTATGGCATTATGTGGCTATGCTAGTAAATGGGAATCGTGTCGAAGATTAAAACTACTAGAGAGGAGGAAGCATGAGAAAACATCAGCATAAACAAAAATTTAGTTGGTACGATACCACTACTTACATAATGTTTGAAGAGGATAACAGGGGTTACATATATGGAATCGCTGAGTGGTTTGGTTGCCCTAACTTAGATGAAATGTTAGAAGACCAGTCAGACTCTGTGTGTTGGTCTTGGTTTAAAACCGAAGAAGAAAGAGATAAAACATATGAGGAAATAATATGACGAATGGAGTTTTATTATTATTCTGCATAGTTGTTTTTAGCTTTGCAGTTCTGACATTATTTTTTATAGAGCCACATCAAGAAAAGAAATTTGATAAGCAAGGTGTGGTAAAATATAACGACAATGATTATTAGGAGATATAATAATGACTAAATTTAAAATTGAAATGGTTGAAGAAATCTACAATGAATATGAAGTTGAGGCTAATACCATTGAAGAGGCAAAAAGTTTAATAATAGAAAATACTTTAGAACATGGAAAAGTTACACGACCACTAACTTATAAAATATCACCATGTAATAAAGTTAAAAGAATTAATCACGATATTGATGATTTAAAATTCTTTTACAATAATGAGGAGATATAATATGGCAAAACTTTTATTTGATAAATATGTTGAGTATAAAAATGTTCCTATTCAATGTTTTAGTTTAGAAGCTAATGAAAAACATAAATATTATATGGCTATGTTAGATATGTTTAATCCTGTTTATTGCAAACATTTATATCAAGCAAAAATGATGATTGATTATTATGAAAAACGAGGTTTATTAATAGAGGTAGAAGATGACTCAATATAAAAAAGAAGTTGATGAGCAAAGACAACGCTTGAGATTTGAGGAGGCAGACGATAACCTAGTATATTATTACTGGGAGGCAGGAGGTTTTCGCAGATACAAGTATGAATCTGGAAAGATTATTGAAACAGTAGATGACCAAGTAACTTTAGTAACTTATGAAAAGGAGGTGTAATGAAAGACTTTACTATTGAAAATCAGGGCACACTTGTTTTGTTTACTATGCACACAGATGAGGCAAAGCAATGGTGGGAAAGAAATGTTGATAGCAATTGTATACAATGGGGCAACAGTTATGTTGTTGAGCATAGGTATGCACAAGCTATCATTGATGGCTTATACGCAGGAGTAGACTTATGAGTATGACTATGAAAGAACATCTAATAATGATGGAGAAAATTAGAAGGGCACAAGACCCCGACAAAGCAGTAACAACTAAAACAATCAGAACCAAAAAGAGGGTAATCAATGGACGAAAAACAATTTGCTGAATTTATACAGGTATTTCAAAACAGCATGGATTTAGTAATAAACAAGCTAATTGAGATAGATGGTAAGATAAAACTTTTACAGGAACATAATGAAGAGATGGAACGCATATCTGACATGATGTTCAAAGATGAAAATAAAGATATTAAATTAAATTAATTATAGAGAGGGCTTATGACTAATTTACTAACAATCAATGGTAATCCTAAAGTTATCAAAGGCGATAAATTAAATACTGAATGGCAAAGTGCTATCATGCATTTACACCCAAGCAGTACTAGGATTTGTCCTTATCAAGACATTGCTAAATGTAAAGACGCTTGTCTAAATACTTCTGGTCGTGGTGGTATCTTCAAGAAAGGTGAAACTACCAATGTAATACAAGAAGCTCGTAAGCGTAGAACTAATATGTTCTTGGACACTCCTGATTTATTTATGGAGCAGTTGTACACAGAGATTCTAAAGTTTGAGAACAAGTGCAAACGAGAAGGTAAACAACCTTGTGTCAGACTTAATGGTACTTCAGATATCCAATGGGAACATCACGAACTCGAAGGTGTCAATGTGTTTGATACTTTTCCAGAGATACAGTTTTATGACTATACTAAAATCCCTACAAGGAAAGTTAGTCACATAAAGAATTATCACTTAACTTGGTCGTACTCAGAAGCTAATAAAAAATATGCTTCTTGGTTTGACAAGGTGAGTTATAATATCGCTGTCGTGTTTAGTCACGCATTGCCGATGTGGTATAAAAACCGCAGGGTAATAGATGGGGACGAATACGACATGCGATTTCTTGATGAGCCAAATGTAGTAGTAGGCTTGTCAGCAAAAGGTAAAGCTAAGAAGGATACTTCTGGCTTTGTAATATCAATTAACTAAACTATGAGGAAACTTATGATAAACTTTTTTAAACAATTATTTTCTACTAACCCAGATGCCAAAGAAGAAGAAAATTTTAATCTTACTTATTTAGATTCTAGGCTAGAAGAAATAAATAATAAACTAGATGATACTGAATACAGAATAGATGATTTAGAAGGTAAAGACTTCGATGACATTGAGTACAGAATAGAAAACTTAGAAGGTAGAGACTTCGATGACATTGAGTACAGAATAGAAAACTTAGAGGGTCAGGACTTTTACAGCCTTGAGGAAAAAGTAGAAGACCTAGAAGAGACTATTAAAAAACTATTAAAGAAGGAGGTAGCGTGAGCCACGAAGCTAATGACATGATGGCAGATACTATCAGAGATGGAGTAGCTGACATTTGGATGTTACCTAATAGACCAGACTTAGAAAACGATTGTGTTGAGTATATTTATAATTACTATATTGACTCTGAACAAGGTGTACCTTCTGGGCATATTTCAACAATGGTAATAGAGTTTCTATCTAAACTTTGTAGTGACGCAATTTCGTCACAAGATATAGAATACATGGAGAAAAAATAATATGTATAAACCAAGAGTAACTGTTGGCAGTATCCCTTATGATGAGGAGATACTGTGCGACATATGTAGAGAAAAGAAAGCTACACTAAGACATAGTAATATCTTTAGTTGTGATGAGTGTTTGACTCGTGTCTAAGCATAAAGTATATATTGGTAATGTTCTCGTAGGAGAAATAGAAGACCAGACTAAAGAAGAAATAATAGAAGTTCTTTTAGATAACTCTAAAAAGTTTGTTGAAGATATGTTAAGTGAAGGAGTAATTTATATTGAATAACAGAAAGGTAAAACAGCTAAAAACTAGAATAAGAAAAATACAGTTTCAATGGTTGAAGACTTTGCTTCCAGAAGAGAATGCAAAGGAATTAACTATGGATAAGGTTGAGGCTATGTTGCCCGACCAAACACATGTACGCAGTATCGCCAGAACTAATCTGTCTTTTATGACAGATAGATGGGTTTTAAAAATGTTGAAGCGATATCCAGATGTACATACTTACAAAGAATTACAGGAGAAAATAAATAATGTTTGAATTTATATGCGAGGTTGTTATTGATGATAGCCGAGAAGAAATAAAAACTTATGCAGAAAATGTTTATGAATGTATAGATAACTTAGCATGTATGCCTAGCGTAAATCATGTAATAACTATTACTAGGGTTGAGCCAGAACACAAATGGAGTTTTGCCGGTGATATACAAAAGCTAAGAAGCATAAGAAGTAAAATAACAGACCAAGAACTAGTACAACAATTATTACAGGGATTGAACATTGGCGATTAAAAGAGAAATAAAAATAATTAATCATGTTAAGAAAAGCACATCTCAGGGTAGAGGTGGTAGAGGTAGACGAGTTAAGATATCTACTAAACACATGAATAAAAATAAAAGAAAAAGCTACAAAGAGTATCGAGGTCAGGGCAGATGACTTGTGTTTGTCATTTAAAGAAAGCTGTCTTGATAGATAAAGAAGACAATAAATATTATGTGTATGGTTCTTTAGCGGAGGTTGAGGCATTTGCTTCTAAAGTAAAAGCTACTAGCAAAAGATATATAAATCATGTAGCACCAAGTATGATGATGAGAAACTTTAAATATATAGGTGGAGGCAACAACCCCACTAATCATGAAACATCAACTAGAGAAATGAATTATCGTTTAAATAAAATAGTTGTAAAAGAAAAATGGTAATGATAGAATTATTTGAAATGGAAGAAAGATATGGTAAGCCGAGCAATCAAGTCACGAAGCCCTCTATCTCCATTCAAAAGATTTGGTTTGGTATAACCAAGGCTTTGAGAGTGGTCTGCTCAAAACTCTCACAAACATTAATAAGCTTAAATGGAGGTAAATCACTATGGCTATATTAAATGGAATCGCCAAATGGGCGAGTATAACGACTCCTAACACAAAGTTTGAGCCAGTCTATACAGTTGACTTGATAGTTGACCAAAAGATTGCTGATGACTTTGCGTCAAGAGGTCATAAAGTAAAGCAACATGACGAAGGTCCTGCTTTAGTAATTAAGAGAAAGGTGAATGGTCCTAATGGTATGACCAGACCTGCACCTAGACTTTTAAATACTGACAAGCAAGAGATTAATGTTGCTGTTGGTAATGGCTCTAAAGTTAGAGTTCAGTTTAATGAGTATAGTGGCGAGGGTAAGTATGGTCCTTATCAAGGGCTTGACCTACAAGCTGTACAAGTTACTGATTTAGTAGAATATAAATCTGCTGATGGCGAAGAGTTATTATCTGATGGTGAGGAGTTTTAAATGATTATCACTGTCAAGAAAGATGATGGCGAGTTAGTCTATGATGTTAATAAGATTGCTGACGAGGGCAAACAGAACGAAGCCCGAGTTATCATATCTAAGGTTGGCAGTTTAGATATCGTCACCGAAGCTTTGAGTTTTGCGTCTGCTACTCATAGAGCTAATCTAGAAAGATTGCTTGAAGATAGTTCAGAGGCAATGGTTGAGGCTGAGATAGAGTCTGAAACTAAAACAATAGAAGAAGACTCTACCTCATAATTTAGTTAAATTTAGCTAGGCTAGGTTTTTTTCCTTTTTTATTTACCCTAGTCTAGCTATCTATTTGGAGATAGAATGGAAGACAATAAATTTGTAAAACATAGATTACCCTGTCCGAAATGTGGAGGTTCAGACCCAGTATCTATGAATAAAGATGGCTCTGCATATTGCTTTAGTTGTTCAACTTATATGCGTAGCTACGAAGATGAAAGTGAGGGCACAATAGTGGAAACAACACCAAAGGCAAATAATACTTTTTTAGATTCTTACACAGGCATATATTCAGCTCTGACTGATAGAGGTATATCAGAAGAGACTGCTAAGAAGTTTGGAGTAAGAGTAGTCAAGGATACACGAGGCAATATTACTCAACACATTTATCCTTATTATAATGGTACTGAGATTGTCTGTACCAAAACTAGATTTACCAATACCAAAAACTTTGGAGTCAATGGTGGCTACGAAGGCACTGGATTATTTGGTGAGCAACTGTATCGAAATACTGGCGGTAAGTATTTAACAATTACCGAAGGCGAGTGTGACGCTATGGCAGTTGATGAAATGTTTCAAGGTAAGTGGGCAGTAGTTTCTGTTAAAAGAGGAGCTGCAGGTGCAGTAAAAGACATAAGAGAAAGCATAGAGTTTGTTGAATCTTTTGAAAGTGTTGTGCTTTGTTTCGATAATGATAAGGCAGGTCGTGAGGCTACTAGAAATGTAGCAAGAATATTAAAGCCCGGAAAGGTAAAAATTATGACTTTACCTAATGGTTATAAAGACGCTAACGATATGCACAATCAAAAGAAGTTTAGTGAGTTTACTAAATCTTGGTGGGATGCTAAGACTTATACCCCATCAGGTATCATGGAACTATCTGGACAAAAAACAGATTGGTTACATAGAGAGGTAAAAGAAAGTATTGCTTATCCTTGGGAAGGATTGAACAAGAAACTATATGGATTAAGACAGGGAGAACTGATAACCTTAACTGGTGGTACAGGTCTTGGTAAGTCATCTGTCACTAGAGAGCTAGAGCACTGGCTTATCAAGACAACCAAAGATAATGTGGGTATCATAGCTCTTGAAGAAAACTGGCTTAGAACAGCAGATGGTCTAATATCTATTGAGGCAAACGATAGACTATATCTAAATGAAAAGCGTCAGCAATATACAGAAGAAGACTTGAATGCTTTGTTTGACAAAGTGATTGAGAAGAACAGGGTGTTTATTCATTCTCATCTTGGTGCGACAGACATTGATGAGATATTCGCAAAGTTAAGGTACATGATTGTAGGTTGCGAATGTAAGTGGGTAATAGTTGACCACTTGCACATGCTTGTCAATGTCTTAACCGAAGGTGATGAACGAAGAGGTATTGATACATTAATGAATAGATTAAGAAGCTTGGTGGAAGAAACAAATGTTGGTATGATATTAGTATCACATTTACGTAGAGCTACAGGTGACCGAGGACATGAGAAAGGAGTCGCAGTGTCTTTGAGTCATCTAAAAGGTTCTCAAGGTATTGCACAGTTATCTGATTGCGTCATAGCTTTAGAGAGAAACCAACAAGCCACTGACCCTAAAGAAGCTAACACAACTAAAGTAAGAGTGTTAAAGTCTAGGTATACTGGAGACACTGGATTAGCTTGTGCACTTGAATATGATAATGACACTGGTAGATTGCATGAGGTAACTACCGAAGATACTTTTGATAATGAAGAGGAAAACTATGACCTCCCATTCTAAACAAGTTATATTTGATATCGAAGCTGATGGTCTTACACCAACAAAGATATGGTGTATTGTTGCTAAAGATTTAAATGAATCTAGTCCAAGAACTTTTGGACCAGACCAACTAGAAGAAGGTATAGAATATTTACAGTCAGTAGATACACTGATTGGTCACAATATCATAGGTTATGACATACCTGTTATTGAGAAACTACACAATGTTACATTACATGCTGATGTTATTGATACTTTAGTTTTATCAAGGCTCTATCAGCCAGTAAGAGAGAATGGGCACAGTTTAAAAACTTGGGGCTATCGAGTTAAGTCACCTAAACAAGAACAACCTGATGATTTTGATAACTACACTCCACAAATGCTTGAGTATTGCACACAAGATGTGTTGTTAAACGAGAAAGTTTATTATGCTTTACAACAAGAGAGTAAAAACTTTTCTCAAGAAAGTGTAGATTTAGAACATCAAGTTGCAGTAATCATGAATGAGCAAGAGAAGAATGGATTTCTCTTTGATACAGAAAGAGCAATGAATCTTCTTATCAGTTTAAAATATCGCATGTCAGAAGTAGAAGATGAGGTACAAGAAACATTCAAGCCTAAATGGGTTGATGATAAAATGGTAACTCCTTACATTAAAAAGGATGGCGAGTTATCCTTACGAGGACTGACAGACGATGAATACAATCGCTGTATTGAGACTAATAACTTTGAACCATTTATGCGAAAGAAACTTGTTGAGTTTAATTTAGGTAGTCGCAAACAGATTGGTGAATATTTAACTGATTTTGGTTGGAAGCCAGAAAGATTTACTCCCACAGGTCAACCTATTGTTGACGAAGGAACGCTAAAAAAGATAGACCATATACACGAAGCTCGGCTCATTGCCGAGTTTTTATTATTACAGAAACGTATTGCTCAGATATCATCTTGGGTAGATGAGTTACAGGGAGAACGTGTGCATGGTAAAGTTATACCTAATGGTACTATTACTGGTAGAATGACACATAGAAATCCTAACATGGCACAAGTTCCGAGTGTCCATAGTGAGTATGGTAAAGATTGTCGTGCCTGTTGGATAGTTCCTCAGGGATACAATCTATTAGGTATTGATGCAAGTGGGTTAGAACTTAGAATGTTAGCTCACTATATGAACGATGATAATTATATTCAAGAGGTATTACATGGAGATATCCACACAACTAATCAAGAACTTGCAGGACTTGAATCAAGAGATAAGGCAAAGACTTTCATCTATGCCCTCATATACGGAGCAGGAGATGAAAAGCTTGGAAAAGTGGTTGGTTCAGATAGAAAAGCAGGTAAAGAACTTAGAACTCGTTTCCTTACCAACCTTCCTGCACTTGAAACTCTTACGAGAAGAGTTAGAGAAGCGTCAAGAAGAGGATTCTTGAAAGGATTAGATGGTCGTAAGATATACGTTAGAAGTGAACATGCTGCCTTAAATACTTTATTGCAAGGCGGTGGTGCTATAGCTATGAAAAAAGCTATGTGCATATTTTATAATAAAATTAAATTAAATACACTGGATGCAAAGTTTGTAGCTAATATTCATGATGAGTGGCAGTTACAGGTTAAAAATAACATTGCTGAATATACTGGGCTATTAGGTGTGGAGTGTATAGAAGAAGCCGGAAGACGATTCCAAATGCGGTGTGCATTAACTGGTGAATACAAAGTCGGAGGTGACTGGAGTGAAACCCACTAAGAAAGACAGAAAAAAGTTTGATATTGATTTACAATATGGAACTATCCGAGAGGATAAAATAGCTGATTTATTTACTAACAAAAAGATAGAAGTAAAATCAGAAAAAGATATATGGCAGACAACAGGTAACATAGCGATTGAATATCAATCCTATAATAAACCATCTGGAATAAAGGCAACTGAATCAGATTACTGGTTTCACAATCTTTGTATCGGTGATGATGAGTACTGCACATTAGTATTTAAAACAGATGTTCTTAGAAAGATTGTAGAACAACTTGATACATTTAAATCAGTAAGTGGTGGTGACCACAATGCCAGTAGAATGTTTTTAGTTAATTTACAAAAACTATTTTCTACAGATGTCATAAAAGCATTTAAGGAGTTAGACGATGCCGAGAAAGAAAAAGAAAAATCTTGATACGTTAATAGAAGATATTTACTCAGTCGTTGGTGAGTTGGGCGAAGGTAAAGCTATTGATGTAAGCGAAGAGGACTTAGACAAGTTTGGTGAGTTTATGCGACAAGCATTAAAAGATTGGTTAACTCCTAGAGCTAATCAGAAACCAACACTGCGTATGTCTAATATTGGTAGACCACAAAGACAACTTTGGTTTGATATGAAAAGAGATAGTTATGGTGGAGGAGTATCACCACCAACTATGATTAAATTTTTATACGGTCACATACTTGAAAGGGTTGTATTGTTCTTAACAGAACTTGCCGGTCATGAAGTTACTGATGAACAAAAAGAAATAAAAGTCAGTGGCATACTAGGACATATGGATTGTAAGATAGATGGAGAGGTTATTGATATCAAATCTGCCTCTGGTTTTGCATTTCAAAAGTTTGCTAATGGCACTTTGGCAGAGTCAGATGCATTTGGGTATATGGCTCAATTATCTGGTTATGAACATGCAGAGGGTACAAATAAAGGCGGATTCGTTGCTATCAATAAAGAGAACGGAGAACTTGCATTATTTCGACCAGAAGAACTTGACAAAGTAAATATAGAAACTAAAATTAGAACAGTCAAAAAAATAATTAAGTCAGACTCTCCGCCTGAACTTTGTTACCAACCAATAGCCGATGGTGCTTCTGGAAACATGAAGCTCCCTAGAGAGTGCGGTTGGTGTCCACATAAATTTGAATGTCATAAAGACTCAAACGATGGTAAAGGTCTTCGTGTATTTCAGTATGCGAAAGGACTTACTTATTTAACTAAAGTAGAAAAGCTACCGAAAGTAGAAGAAATAACGGAGAAGTTTGTATGATGATTTGGAGTGACCAAGAATCTAAAGAAGAGATAAAAGAAGACGTAGTAAATAAACCTAAACACTATAATCAAGGTGGCATAGAGTGTATAGACGCTATTGAATCTATGTTAACTCATGAAGAGTTTGTTGGTTATCTACGTGGTAACTCATTGAAGTATAGATGGAGATTCCGTTATAAAAATGGTGTAGAAGACTTACGTAAAGCTGAGTGGTACGAAAATAAATTACTTGAAATATTGGAGGAAAAAATAGATGGCAGATAAGAAAGGTGAGTTACCTTATCTAGGAATAATAATTAATTATGATAAAGATAAAAAGCTTGATAAGTTTAGTAAAGATACAATTGAAGATAGATACTTATGGGAAGATGAAGAAAGCCCTCAAGAAGCATTTGCTCGTGCCTCTGTATACGTTAGTACATATAAAGGTGAAACAGATTATGAAATGGCTCAGAGAATATACGATTACTCTTCTAACCATTGGTTTATGTTTAGCACACCTATTCTTTCTAATGGTGGCACTACTAGAGGTCTGCCGATTAGCTGCTTCTTAAATCATGTGCCTGATAGTAGGCATGGTTTATCAGCTCACTACGATGAAAACATTTGGTTAGCTAGTTCTGGTGGCGGTATTGGTGGCTACTGGGGAGAGGTAAGAAGTGATGGTGTTTCTACTTCTAATGGTAGTAGGTCTACAGGGTCTATACCTTTTATGCATGTGGTTGACTCTCAGATGTTGGCTTTCAATCAAGGCACAACAAGACGTGGTAGCTATGCAGCTTATCTAGATATATCGCATCCAGAAGTAGAAGAGTTTATGATAATGCGAAAAGAGTCTGGTGGAGATATAAATAGAAAGTGTTTAAACTTACATCATGGCATTAACATAACAAATGCATTTTTAGATGCTATTCGTAATGATGATGACTGGCGATTGATTGACCCTAAATCTGGTGATGCTGTTAAGATAGTCAAAGCTAGAGAGTTGTGGTCTAAGATATTAGAGACTCGTTCAGAGACTGGTGAGCCTTATCTAATTAATATAGATACTTGTAACGACCACCTCCCTAAAGAACAAAAAGAATTAGGATTAGAAGTTAGGCAAAGTAATTTATGTTCAGAAATAACACTGCCTACTAATGAAGAAAGAACTGCTGTGTGCTGTTTGTCAAGTGTAAACCTTGAACACTATGATGAATGGTCCAAGGATAATCTTTTTATAGAAGATTTAATAACTATGCTTGACAATGTTTTACAACATTTTATAGATAATGCAGTCGATACAGTACAACTTGGAGAATATAATGCAAACTTTAAAAGATTTAAAAACTACATTAAAGAAGATAAAGAAGGATTTACAAAAGCAGCCTACTCTGCTTATAGAGAAAGGTCGATTGGTTTGGGTGCAATGGGTTTCCATTCTTACCTCCAATCTAAAAACATTCCTTTTGAAGGTATCTTTGCTACTGGATTTAATTATAAAGCGTTTAAGCACATTAAAGAAGCTGCGATGGAAGCATCTAAGAAACTGGCTGATAGTAGGGGTGAAGCTCCTGACGTTTCTAACTCTGGTTACCGCAATGCTCATCTTCTTGCTGTTGCCCCTAATGCTAGTAGTAGTATCATATGCGGTGGTACGTCACCGTCAATAGAACCTGTTAGGGCTAATGTTTATACACATAAAACTTTATCTGGAAGTTATAAAGTAAAAAACAAATATTTAGAAAAATTAATAAATAAAAAAATAAAAGACCCTAAAAAGAAAGAAAAACTTTGGCAAGAAATTAATGTAGCAAAAGGTTCAATACAAGATTTAAAACAATTTACTGACGAAGAAAAAGAAGTATTCAAGACTGCAGATGAAATTAATCAAATCTGGGTGGTAGAACACGCATATAAGCGTCAAGAATTTATATGTCAGGCTCAGTCAGTCAATTTATTTTTTGTGCCTCCAGACTCCTCTATGGAGCAGGAAACGCATGATGAGTATTTACAGTATGTAAGTGATGTTCACTGGTATGCAATGAATACACTTAAATCACTGTATTATTTTAGGTCTGATGCAGCAAAAGCAGCAGAGAATGTTAATGTTAAAGTTCCACGTATTAAATTAGATGAAGTGGAATGCATAGCTTGTGAGGGATAATTATGAGTATATATTCAGGAAGTAAGCTTTATGAAGCATTAAAAGCTAAATATGAAGCTGAGATTATGGAAGCAAAAGCTAACATAGAAATTTATTTAGATAACAAAGTAGGTGTAGCAGAACATCCTAATGTTGTTGAATCATTAGATAAGTTAATAGAACAGTTAGCTAGTGCAGAAGATAAATTAAGAACTTTAAAACAAAACTATTAGGAGAAACTATGAGAAACCCGTTTAACTACATTTTAATATTTGTAGGTTTATTTGTAGCGTTTGGATTGTATGTCAGCAGCGTCTACTCTAACTTAGACTATACAAATTATCCAGATAATCATTTATGCATTCAAGAATGTTGGGAGAATATAGGATGAGTTTATTAAGCACTAGAGAATATTACAAACCGTTTGATTATGCATGGATGTTTGAATACTATGATTTACAAAACAAAATGCACTGGCATCCTATGTCTGTACCTTTGCACACTGATGTCAAAGACTGGAACGAAAAATTAACAGATTCTGAAAAGAATTTATTGACACAGATATTTAGATTGTTTACTCAGTCTGATGTAGATGTAGCGTCTGGTTATGTAGAAAGATACATGCAGTTATTTAAATTACCAGAGGCACGTATGATGATGTTAGCTTTTGGTAACATGGAGGCTATCCATCAACATTCCTACAGCTTGTTATTAGATACAGTTGGTATGCCTGAAATAGAATACAAAGCTTTTTCTGAATATGAAGAGATGTCTAAGAAGCATGACTACATAACAGAACTTAAAACATTAAAGACTGATAAAAGAACTATAGCAAAAGCATTAGCAGTTTACTCTGCTTTTACTGAAGGTTTACAACTCTTTAGTAGCTTTGCAATCTTGATGAACTTTCAAAGGTTTGGCAAGATGAAAGGTATGTGTCAGATAGTAGCTTACTCTATACGTGATGAAAGTTTACACGTAGAAGCTATGACTAAATTATTTAGAGAATTTATAAAAGAGAATATCGACATATGGACAGATGACTTCAAAAAAGAAATCTATCAGATATGTAGAGATATGGTAAAACTTGAAGAAAAGTTTTTAGACTTAGTATTTGAGATGGGAGATATTGAAGGGCTAACTAAAGAGGAAATGTATGCATACAATAAGTACATTGCCGACAGAAGATTGTTACAGTTGGGATTAAAACCTAACTACAAACAAAAAGACAATCCTTTGACTTGGTTAGATGATGTGTTAGGTGTGGAGCACCAGAACTTTTTTGAAGGTAGGGCAACGTCATATCAAAAAGCCGGACTCAGAGGTGATTATGGAAAATTAACCTTTGCAGGATTTGATAATGAAAGCGAGACGAAATGAAGCAAAACTTTTAAGTTATACTCTACTGTATGACAGGTCAGGAAAACTTGTCACAGAAAGAACTTCTACAGATATTACAGAGCTTAAAAAATATTTTACACTTGAAGAATACGAGACTCTCAAAACTATTATGAGAGACGCTACTCAACAATTAGATACTGTTCATCATCATATAGAAGCATGTTTAAATGCTAGAATTATGAATAGTAAATAATTAGAATGAGTTGAATACGGTGTAAGAGTAAGCCACTAAAAACCAGAAACTAAAACATAAAATACAGATTTCTTCTGTACCCCTTCCCATTTTTCCTCCTTGTGGGGAATTGTTAATCTTTACGTTTATCTTTTTGCTGTGCCTTGGCAATCTTATCTTTCTCAATAAGTTGTGGTGCTCCAAGAGCAGTTTTAAGAAAAACCTCCTGTCGTATGATTTCATTATCGACTGAACGTACTCGGTCTATGAGAGAAACAAGAATGTTCATCTGCGAATCCAGTTTAGCGTCCAGTCTTTTTTCAACAGCAGTTAGACTCTCATTGATTTTGTCATCAACAACATCTATCTTCTGCTCCATTCCATTAATAATTTTATTCAGTAGCTTCCATACGAAAAAGCCCAGTCCTAGTGTCATAGCAATAGGAAAGCCGACATCATTTATTAATGTAATAATTTCATTCATCTTCTTCTGATTCTTCCCAAATATTCAGGGATTGGTCAACTATGTCTTGTATAGTCTTAGGTCTCTCCACTAGTTACCCTTAGTAACTTTTTGTTGCTTCTCATATGTCCTAAGTCCTGCCATTCCTAGCATCGCCATAAGAATTGTAGAGAGTTGTGAAAAATCAAACTCAGGTAGCTCTACTTGCATACCTGCAATATTAATACCAAACTGAATCATTGGTGCGATTATAAAGTGATACATCATAGCCAACGAACAGCACCATCCCACGCTCGGTCTCCATCCACTCACAAAGATAGATTTATGTTGTGCTTCTAATTTATTGACTTCTATTTGAGCAAGGTTAGCAGTTTGTAATTGTGTCTTGAGTTCATGCTCAAGTTGCATTTTTAAGTTTTTATCTGCAACGAATTTACCAAGTACTTTACCTGCTATTCCCACTACAGAGTTAGTTATTGGGTCAGCCATCTGTGTCCTCCTTTGTAAAATCTAAACTTCTTTCTAGTGTTTGATGTACTAAGTCTATGATGTGCTCAGATAGTTCATCAGCTTTGTTTTGATAGTTCTTATCTAATGCTCTAGTAAAATGCATGTCTAATAAACTTTCATAGACATTTCTAAATTGTTCTCTTTTTAACCAAGGCTCGTTACCTTTAGCTCTAGCTTTACAGTCTATTTTGTAAGCCTTATCAAGGTCTGATTCTCTATATAATACTAACATTAATAACTCCAGATACGAGGAGAAGCTCTTGTTTCATCCATGTCTAAGTGGATAAATCTAGCACCGACATCGCCCTTCTGAGAAACACCTATTCTTTTAATACCGAAACGTAGGGCTACTTCAACAACTTTGTAAGCTTGTTCCATGTGTACAAGTATGTCTACAGCTTTACCAGAAGCGTGTGCTCCGGGTCGAGACTTCTTAGCTTCTATCGGATGTTTAGGAGAACGGTAACCACTTGTAATAACAAATGCAAAACCACACTCTTCTCTAATTTCATCTAAGACATTCATAAAGTCTTTATCCATTTTACACTCACCTGTATGACTGCACTTTAATTCATCTTCGGTAAAATATTTATACATCTTCATCGTCTTCTAAAAAAGTTCCGGCTGTGTAAGGTTCGCCAGTTGCAGGATTAATAGCCTCTGCGGGGTCTTCTTTTGTATTAGGAACTTTTGGTCCTTCTACAAGTCCACCTTTAGAATATACTTCTCTTTCACCAAACAAAAATCTATCTACCAATCTGTTTCTAGCTTTATCCATTTGCCTACCAATATTTCTCACCTCTTTACGACCAAAAGGAATATCTTCATCAATAAACTTAACTAAATCATAAGCACCATAAAAAGGTAAGTTAGCTGCTGCCTGTTCACCAAAGCCTTTTCTATATAAAATCATATCAACTACATCTTGAGCTAGTGGACCTGTCGGAGTTTTTAATAATACTCCTAAATCTCCTCCACCCACTCTAGCATTTTCATACCAACGTCTACCATAATCCAAAATACCCAAACCACCCCACCTTTGAATACCATCTAGTGCTATAGTTGCTTGGTCAGATGGATTATTTAAATCTAAATTTTCAATGCTTTTTCCATTACTACGAATATAGTTACCTGCTACTGCAATACTAGTCATTAACATAGTTGTACCCAATACTTTTGGAGCAACTATATCAGGATTGTCCATTTCATTTACAAACCTTTTTAAAACTGTGTTATTAAATACAGTAGGATATCCTGCAAACTGAACTAGTAACTGACCTGCAGGACTAGAAAACCATAAAGGTCTATTAGCTTCCGCAGTGCTAGGATTTAATATTACCTCTTTTGTAAATCTATTAGCTGCGGGTAAATATGTTCTACCATAAAAATCTTGATTCATAGACTTTGCAACATCAAATGCACCATCATCGTTTAAAGAGTTTTTATACCATCTAATAGAAGCATTAGGGTCAACTCCTAGTTCATTTAGTTGTCTCATAAAATAATCTTTTTTTCTATTTCCTAATTTTATAACTCCATCAGCATCGTCTGATAATTTTTTAGATATATCACGTATCATTCTTTTACCAGTTGTAAATGATGCTAATTGAACTGCACTTGTCCATTGTTGTAATAAATTAGCTTGGAAGAAAGCATTAGATAAAGTTTTAGCAACACTACCTGTTAAAGCTTCACCAGTTAAACCTTCAATTCTTTCTAGAACTGCTTGTTCCATTGCAAGACCAGTTTTATATATTTCAGCCCAAGTATCATCATCAACATCTTTTAAGCCTTTTGTAGTCTTACCTGTTGTTACTCTATACGCAGCTCTAGCAGCTTTATTTACATTTTTAATTGTTTCTTTTGTTAAAGCAGTAGCTATATCTTTTACCACTGCAGGAGTGTCTGTTAAACCTGCTCTAGATATTAAAAGCAAAGGCTCAGTTATACTAGATAAAGTGGCTAACGGTAAATGTGCCATTTGTTGACTTAATCTACCCCATTCAGAAGCAGCCTGTCCAGCTTTACTAGATATTCTAGTCCCGCCTAAAAATCCTGATTCTTTATTTTGACCAGTAACTTTTAAATACATGTCTTCTAGTTTATTAGAAATATTTTCAACATCACTACGAGCCATGCCTTTTTCTGTTAACTCTTCTTGTATCTTATCAATAAATCTATATCTAAATTGATATAAGTTTTGTCCGAACTTATCACTTCTTTCTATGATTGCAGCAGCGTTTACAAAATAATCTTCTAAAACATTTTGCACATCATTGTCTATAAAAGGTCTTAGTTTTTCATCACTAATATCTGTAAATAAACGATGCCTTAAAAAACTAGCACTACCTGAACCTGCATTTTGTTGACCATTAATTTCAAAAGACTGATATTTATATTCAAGCATATTATCAACAATAGCTTTAGCTTTCTTTCTTTTAGCAGCGTCAATCGCTTCTTTAGTTGGATTCGCTATTGTAGGGTCTAAAAATGTTCTACCAAAAACATCTTCATCTACTGTTAAATCTTTAACATAAACATCAACTTCTTGACCAGTTTCTACCGCAACCTTTTTAGCTTGTTCTATACTATTAATAGGGTCAGTGTGTTTTGAATTAAATAATAATTCTTCAAATTCAACTCTGTTTTGCTCTATAGCATCACGTTTAAATCTTCTTGGAAAATAGTTTGTAACTCTTCTAAACTTTTCAAATATGCCTACTTTTTCTCCTGCTAAAAATGTATCATCGAGTATACCTTTAATATCATCACCTGCTTTAGCTATGTAATCTTTTATAGGTTTACCATTAACACTTTTTATACTTGGATTTTGTAAATATGCTATAAGTTGGTCATTATCTTCTTGAGATAATTTAGCCCACCAACCAGTCCTATCAAGTTGCTTTATAGCTTTTTTAAATCTAAAAAGATAATTACCTTGTCTTCTAGCTAAAGATAAACCATAGGATTCTTTACGTAATCCATCATGCCCTTTATTGAAAAACATAACATCATAGTCATATCTAAATCTAGACAATAAATCATTTAATGTTTTTGATTCAGATGCTAACTGAACAAATCTAGTTGTAGGTTTTTCCGCTAACAGTCTTCCTAAAAAATATCTTTTTTGTTCAGTAGTATCTTTTAAATCAGTTCGTAAAGTTGGAAGATTTTCTGCGTCTGAGATTTGTTTTCTTGTGCCTGATGCACTCCATCCGTCAGTATCCCATTCATCGTATTGTTTTATAATTGCATCTTCATTACTAAATTTATATTTTTTAGCTAAGTAACCTGCTCCTGTTAATCCTACACCAATACCTGCACCTATTCCTCCACCAATTAATCCTGTAGCAGCAACATTTTTCCAGTTAATACCATCGTTATTTCCTAAACCAAAATCAATAGATTGATTAAAGTAATCATAACTACCACCCCAACTAGCACCTTCAGCAGCTCCATAAATACCACCTTTCTTCATATATTTTTTTACGCCACTTTCAGCTAAGTCAGCAGCAACTTTTCTAGCACCTATATTAAGAGCAGCAGAACCACCTCCTGTGGCTGGGATAAATAGTAAAGATAAAATATTTAAAGGGTCAGCTATCACATCTATAGCTAAGTCTTTTACAAAACCCATACGTTCACGAAAGCCCTCTAACTTTGCATTCCTAAAACTGTTCATTAAATAGTTATAGTCTTGTTTTTGTTCGTCAGTCCACTTACCTACTTGAAAAGAACGAACCATAGCCGACCCTAAACTATATTCAGAGTCTCTTAAATATTCAAAGATATTATCATTCTCGCCAATACCATCTAAGAATCTTTTAGCTCTCTTAGAAAACTCAGGAGTGTTTTTGAGTTCTGTTAAAGATAGTTTTCTTTGAGGAGTATCAGAAGAAGATGTTGGATACAAATTTCCAGTAGAAAATCTTTTACTATTATATATAGATGAATAACTAGGTATGTGAGATAAATTAGTATCGTCTACTTTTTTTTCATCTGAGGGTTGATTAACAAGGTTAGAAAAACCTTCTGTATTATAAATTGACATAATTATTTAAGTAATTCAGATAGTATTGTATTAAAGAAATCATCTGAAGGAACTTCATATTTTCCTTTTAAGTTTCTTATATATATACTAGCAGGTTGAAAAGCTACTTCATAACCTTTTTGAGGCAACATAGGTCTATCCATGAAAGATAATTCTTCAGCTTGTTTGTATGTCTCATCAGCTAATCTTTCATTTAAAGTATCATATGCATTGTTTCTTATAGCAAGTTTACTAAAAGGATATCTTGTAAATCTGTAGTTTTCAGGTATACCAAATTTTCTAGTTAAATCTGTTTCTGTAATTTCAGCTAGATAAGCTAGTTCTTCATTTGATAAAGAAGAAAGGTCCATATTTTTAGTTATTTCTTGGAATCTATCTAAGTAAGTTCTATTTATAGGTAAATATGTTTTTATTAAATTTCTATCTTCTAATTCCGATAATGTTGTAATATTATCTTGATTAGTTAAAAAGTCTCTTCCTTGAAATTCTTCTTCTGTTTCTGTAACTTCTCCCTCTCCAAATAACTCTTCTGTTGAGTCAATAGCTATTTCTTCCTCTTGCATATCCATACTAATAAGATTTCTTAAATCTTCATCAGCACCATACTCTTCTTCAAAAAGCGAAAGTAATTTTTCTTTACCTTGTTTTCCTGAAAAATGAGTAGTTATATTTATCAGTTGTTCGTTACCATCAAAGTTTTTAAACTTTGCATAACCCATAGTATCACTAGAACGATTAAGTAAAAACTCTGTAATAGCTCTGTCTGCAATTTCTTTATCATCCAGATTTTGCATTACTCCAGCATCCATATCTCTAAGAGAACGAACTTGAACTTTTAATGCTGCTATTTCTTCTAAAAACTCATCTTGTTTAGATTCATTTAGTTGTCTATTATTTTTTAATTGATATGTTAAATAATTAATTCTATCTATTTTATTAATTGATGTAAGTTGTGCCATAGTAGGTGCTTTTTTCATTACATTTTCAGCAACTTCTACATTTAACATAGCATATGCTAAATTAGGGTCAGCCTCACCTGTTTCTGCTAATACTTTTAATGAACTTAGCACTTGTTCCGGATTACTAACATATTTATCAAATAAAGGTCTATATCCTCTTTTACCATCTATTTCAACAAAAGCTTTATTTTTTTGTAAGTACTCAACTCCTAATTGTAATATTTCAGCATCAGGTAATGGTAAAACTGTTTTATCTGTTTTTACTAGTTCTTCATTTGTTGCTTTTATTGTTGCCATAATTTTAGATAAGTCAATTGCAATAGCATTTTGAATAACTGACTCATTACTATCCTCTATTGTAAATAAACCATCACTATTAACATCTACTAGCCCCATATCAAATCTGTCTTTTCTTAATGGTTGCTCAAATCTTAATCCTGTATCTGTGCCATCAGAATTTAAAATAAATCCATTTTTTTTAATTCCAAATGCTTCAAGTCTATCAGCTCTTAAATTATCTCCTTTTCTTCTATCAAGTCTTTCATAAATATCTTTTTGAAAAGCATTAGCTATATCAGCATTGTATCTTACTCCTGCATTATTTAAAAAAGTACTCATAACATTTGAGTCTTGTTTTACAAGATAATTCAGTTGATTAATTTTATTGGTTTCAAAACTTTTAACTCTTTTATAAAAATCATCAAATTTAGGTAGTAATTTATTAATATTTATTTCTGTTTCAACTTCTGCTGCAGCTTGACCACTTATTCTATCAGCAATTATACTAACCAAAGTTTCTGGCTCTACATCTAAATTAGAAAACGCTTCTCTAACCTCATTAGTTACTTCATAAGGTTTAAATGTAAAATATGGACTTTGTTTTTTTTGTTCCATAATAGTTCTTTCATGATTTTGATACTCTCTTATTGATTTATTGTACTCAGCTTCATTGCCTTGTCGATACTTAAAAAGTCCTTCATCTAAATCTCCGTCACCCATTCTAAGTAATCTGCGTTTGTGAGTATTTTTTAATCTTTCTTCTGCTTTATTTGCTAGATACGTTTCTGGACTATCATCATATAATTCTATTTCAGGTATATTTAATTTTCTTCTACCTTCTGCATAATCATAATTAAATTGGTCGACAGCATTTTGCCCCATAATTTCTATTTGTTTATTTCTTTGAAACTTTCTTTGATTTACTCCCTGAATAGCACCTTGAATAACAGCAGGAGCTAGTCCTAAAAATAAACTACCTAAAATATCTTTAAACTCTAATTGTCTATCAAAATCAAAATCTCTTTTTGATAAAAGATTGTTTACTGTTTTTTGATAATTACTTTGCGGGTCTTCAAAAATCATACTCTTCTCTCTAATAAACTATCTATTTGTTCTGTTTTTTCTAATAAATTTTTACGTGTTTCTTGAGGTAAAATGTTTTCGTTTCTTACACCTTTTTGTAAAGCAATTCTACTAATATCTTTTAAAATATTACTTTGCTCTATAGTGTCATCTTCTTCGTCAACATCTGTATCTTCACTGCTAAATTTATAATCAATTCTAGCTTTTTCACCTATTGCCATAATCATAATTGCAGTAGGCTCATATACCTGTAACATAACGTCTGGAGTGTATTTACCTGCTTTAAAATCTTCATACAACATAGCACTTGTTAAATCTTCAACTGTGTATCCATTAGCTAAAGCATTCATAGTTCCAACCATGCCCTCTTTAGTTAACAATCTACTTTCAATATCATTTAAAGCATCAACAGGACTTGCAAACTGTGCAGGTCTTTCCCAAGGATATCTTTCATCTTTAGCTCTAGTTAAAGAAGCTCCCGGAATAGGATTACCTTTACTTTGTCGCTGAACGAAATCATTTATAGCATCTTCATCTACTTTTACATCAAACGGTTTTATTCTGCCTTCAGACCTATCACTATCCGTTCCTAGTAAATTTAATACATCTTCTGTGCTAATATTATTTTCTTCAAGAAAATTTAAAGTCTGTTCAATAGCTCCTGAAGCAGTATTAGATTTTATTTTTTGTAAGTCTCTTAATGTAGCCATAATTTATCCTATGAGTATGCACCAAATCCAAATTCTAAGTTTCTAGCCATAGTTGGTCCTTCAACAGATAAAGGTTGTAATTGACCTCTTATTTCTGGTTCAGGTACTCTAAAAGGGTCTTCTCCAGTAACAGTCTTTTGAATAACTTTTTGTGCAGCTTGAGTACCTGCAGTAGTTGCAACAGTACTAGCTACACCTTTTAAAGCTGATGCAGATATACCAGCTATCTTTCCTGTTCCTGCTAGAGCAGTTGCAGCAGCCCCTAATTTACCAGCACCTGCCCACCATCCGGCTAAAGCTCCTCCAGTGTATATAGTTGCACCAAGTATGGCTGCAGTTATTAAAGCTTTTTTATTTCTATTAACAAATCTTTTGAAGGGGTCAACTATTTTCTTTTTTACCCCACCAACTATACTTTTAAATATATTCATAATTTTATCCTGTCGATGCTTTTGTTATTTGTGCAATCCAATATGACAAAGATTGTCTACCCTGACTAGTATATCTTTTAGGGTCAGCAGCTACTACTGTTCCTATTAACTGAGAAGTTCTATTAGCATCATTCTCAGTTTTTCTAAAATCAAAGTCTGCTTGGTCTCTAAGTTCCTGCCATAAAAATGCTTGAGCCTGAGAAGTTAATTGAAATTGATTTTGTACGTTAATTCTATTTGCTTCATTTATAGCAGCAGTGTCTGCTAAATTAATTTGTCTTCGCCACTCAGCATTTGATTGTTCTACAAGCAATGCATTCTTAGCATTAAACTGGTCTCTTTCAAATTGTGCTTGAGCATTAAACTCTTTTGCTTGTTGGGCTAGTTGTGTATTAATTCTTTCAAACTCAGCTTCGTTATTAAATCTTCTAGCCTCTGCAGCATTTAAAGCTGCTGCATTAAATTCTTTAGTAGCATTCATTTGCTGTACGTTAAATTTATTTATATCTGCTGCTAGTCCTGCCATAAACTGATTAGTTTGATTAACACTACTTGCGTTAAACTGTGCTGCAGCATTTTCGGCAGCTTGATTAGATAATAATCTTTGTTGTTCTTGTTGTGACTCTAATATTATAGCTTGTTGTTGATTACTTAAATTAGCCATGTCCATTTGCAAGAATGCTTGAGCATTTTGTATTTGTGCTCTTTGATTTAAATTAGCTTCTGCTAAATTAGCTTGTGACATAAGAACTGCATTCTGTACAACTGCCTGTTGGTCAAACTGAGCTTCTGCTAAAGTAGCAGTTTGTAAAAACTTACTGTTTGAAAGAGCAGTTTGTTGGTCAGCACTAAACTGAGCTAAGTTTAATTTAAATACATTATTAGCGTTAACAAGAGCAGCTTGTTGACTTAGTTCAGCATCTTTTATATTTCTTTGTGCTTCTAAACTTCTTTCTTGAACAACAGCAGCTTGAATAGCTTGTGCATTGCTTTGTGCTAATGGAACAGCAGATTGTATAATAGCATTAAATAGAGCATCCCTACCAACACTAGAAGCACTTAAACCTCTAGCAGCTAACATGTTTTCTACTGCACTAACAGCAGGTCTAGCCCATGCAGGTATCTCGCCTTCTTCAATACCTTTTAGTAATGTATCTAATTGATTACTAACTAAAGCTTCTTCTGGTAATCCTTCAATAACTCCACGTTCTTCTTCAGATAAATCCATAAGAGCAGCTTCTAAAGCTTCTGGGTCATTACCTAGTTCAGCTATAACACTTTCAGAAATACCTGCTCGTCTTAATTGTTTTTTTGCTCTAGTAACTTTACCTAAATTACTTCCTGCTACAACAGAAGCTTTAGCTTTAGCATCATCAGTTAGTGAACCTACAACTCTTTGAGCTAATGCACCTTCTTGTATTTCTACATCTGCACCTTCAATTGGAGCAACTCTTTCAACTCCAGCAGCTTGTGCTATTGCATTATCACTAACTTGACCTTGTGCTGCTTCAATAGATACATCAGGAGTAACACTAGTAACTTGAGCTAACTCAGTAGTAATAGGTTGAGGAGCATCTGCTTGACCAACATCAGTTATTTGAGTTACTTGTTCGGGGGCAATACCTTCTAATGAAGCTTGTTCTGGAGTTATAGTTGGAGCAGGAGTAGTCATTTGACCTGTTCCTGCAGCTACCATTCCTTCAGCTTTTTCATCTTCTGAAAGCTTAGTTGGAACAACTTGTGGGGTAGCACTCTTTCCTTTATCATCTATTATAGCTTGTGCATCTTCTCTTGCAGCTTGTTGGGCTTGTTCTAGTTCTGATGGTTGACTAGAAGTTCCTCCAGAACCACCACTAGTCCCTTGAGTTCCTTGAGTTCCTTGGCTACCTGAAGTGCCTCCGTCTTCAAGATTTTCTTGTATCTCTTCTTCAGTTGGCTCTCCGGATTCACCACCCATAATACCGCCTCTGCCACCAACTTGATAGCCTACTCTACCGCCTTTGGTGTAATCCAAACGATTTGCAGTTCTAGCTTTTTTTCTAGTCTTCTTTTTTCTTGCCATTGTATTACCTTAGTTCAAATAGTTTATCTATCTTCTCATCAAGCTTTTCGAGTCTAGTCATAAGATTTTCCATGTCATCTCTTAGTTCATTTTTAGTAACATAGTCTCTCGCAAGTTCTTCACGAGTTTTATTTAATAGGATGTCTAAGCGTTTAGCTTCTGTTGTGTTTTGTCTAATACTGTAGAATATTGGAGCTAATACTAGAGTGATTATTATATTCCAAAGCATGTCAGGAGTAAACTCCATATTACTTATCCTATAGTTTTAGTGACAGATGTAGGTGTAACTAACTTAGCTATGGTAGCATCAAGACTAGCTTTCATTGCAGTAACCTCATCAGCTCCTAAAGCTGCTTCAACCCAACCTTGCACATCACTTGCTGTTAAGTCTGCAAAGGCTGTGAAGCTTGATAAGTCTGAAGTGTCTACTGCTTGACTACCGTAACAAGAAGATGTGATATTGACTTCAACTCCATCAATAGTTTGTTTGTTAGTGTCATCAGTAGCTGTTAGTCTCCAGTGAACATTGTGCACTACATCGGACTTAGAATCCTTTGTAGGGTAAGTGTCAACGGTACTTACATCCCATTCATATGATATTGCCATATTATTCTCCTTTTAAAGTGTTAACTTCAGATTGTAAGGCTTCAATCTGTTCTTGTTGTTCTTGAATTGCTTTAGTTAAGTGAGCAATTAATCCTGTTGGGTCAATACCCATATCTTTTTGCCCATCTGTACCAGTAGCTACACCATCTGTTGTACCGAATATAGCTGCTACTTCTTGTGCAATAAAACCTGTTTTTTTATTAGTA